AAACTCTCATCCTAATATAAAAGGTTGCAGTTTGGGAGATTTACAAAATAATTGGGTGGGTCGCTTAGGTAGGCTCTACGCCAATCAGGACACTTCTGCTGAGACCAGTTGGAAGCTCGTGGAATGGCTTGTAAAAGAAGGAGACTTTCTTTTATTAGTGGGCGGCAATCACGATCTCTGGTCAGGAGCAGGTGATCCTATTACATACATGAAATCAGAACATACAATATATGAACCTTGGGATGCAAGAATATGTCTTGAGTTTCCTAATGGAAGACAATGTAAAATTTATACGGCTCACGATATGCCAGGTCATTCACAATGGAATCCACTTCATGCTCAGATGAAAAAAGCTAAGTGGCAAAGTGATGCTGATTTATATATATCAGGACATAAACATAATTGGGCGTTAGCACAACATGAGTTATATGATGGAAAGATTCATTGGTTAGCTCGTGCTCGTGGTTATAAATTTTTTGATGATTACGCAAGAAATCTTGGATTAGAAGAGCAAAGAAATGGTCAAGCTATTATGCAGGTAATTGATCCTTTTGCAGAAGGCACTAGCTTTACACATTGTTTTTCTGATATACAATATGGAAAAGAATTTCTTATGTTTCTTTTAGACAAATATTCTGATAAAAAGGATAAATAACATAAATTAAATAGGTATTAAATGGCAACTTCAGGAACTTCGACATTCAATTTAGATATAGGGGAGATTTGCGAAGAAGCATTTGAGAGAGCAGGATTAGAGATGCGTACAGGTTACGATCTTAGAACTGCTAGACGATCTTTAAATTTACTTTGTTTGGAATGGCAAAATAGAGGAATTAACCTTTGGACAGTACAAAAAGGTGAAATTACTATTGTTGCAGGAACTGCTAAATACGATATAGAAACAGATGCTGTGGCATTAATAGAACAGTTTATTAGAACAGATGACGGAAGCACAACAGGTCAATCAGATATACCTTTAACAAGAATTAGTAATTCTACTTACTCAGGTATACCAAATAAATTAACAACAGGAAAACCCATACAAGTATGGATTGATAGACAGAGAGATAAACCTGAAGTTAATCTCTGGCCAGTTCCTGATTCATCAAAACCATATAAATTAGTTTATTATTATTTAAGAAGAATTCAAGATGTAGGTGATGTAGCAAGTTTAGATGCTGATGTTCCTGTTCGTTTTCTTCCTGCGTTAGTTGCAGGTTTAGCATTGCACATAGCAATCAAAAGACCTGAATCACAAGAAAGAGTAGTATTGTTAAAAGAGTATTACGAGGAACAATTTAGATTAGCTTCTGAAGAAGATAGAGTTAAAGCAACTGTTCAGTTTGTTCCTTACAGCTACAGTTATGGTCAGTAAATGGTTAAGTATGCTTCAGGTAAATATGCTTTTGGTTTTTGTGACAGAACAGGATTTAGATATAAACTAAAAGATTTAAAACAAGAATTTGTTGGTGGAAATAGAACAGGATTCTTAGTAGGTAAAGATGTTTGGGATAAAGATGCTGCTCAAAACTTTCAGGGAAGATATACCTTTCAAGATGCACAAGCATTACCTTATGCAAGACCTGATCAAAATTTAGATGAAAGTAGAAGACTTTTTGCTTTTAATCCTGTTGGCAATGGCAATGGTGGTGGGTCAGGAAATTTAATAATGAATACAGCAGTTGGTTCTGTAACAATAATAACGAGTTAAATTATGTCATATACTTATACTACATTAGTACAAGCAATTAAAGATTATGCTAATACAGATGAAACTACATTTAATAATAATATAGATAATTTTATAGTTAGTGCAGAAGATAGAATACTTAGAACTTGTCAGTTACCTAATTTTAGAAAAAATGTAGAAGGTCAAATGTCAGCAGGCACTCAATATCTTTCTACACCTTCTGATTTTTTAGCACCTTTTTCTTTATCTGTTACAGATTCAAGTAAACAATCTTTTTTATTATTAAAGGAAGTAGCTTTTTTAAGAGAAGCGTATCCTAACGCTACTACTGAAGGAGAACCTAAATATTATGCATTATTTGATGATGATACATTTATGTTAGCACCTACACCTACAAGTGGATACACAACTGAGTTACATTATTTTTACAACCCTCCTTCTATTACAGAAGATGCAAGTGGAAAAACATGGTTAGGAACAAATGCACCTGAGTGTTTGCTTTATGGTTCTTTAGCTCAAGCAAATTTATTCTTAAAAGGTCAACCTGAAATGCAAGCAGAGTACGAAAAACAATATCAAGAAGCTATTGGTAGATTAAGAAACGAATCAGCAGGTAAAGATATGCAAGATAGTTATAGATTTGGTCAACCAAGGCAAATAGTTCAATGAATGATTTTTCAGTTTCGGAATCTAGTAAAGTACAAATTCCAATAAGAAATTTAATTAGTATGATTGGTGTTGTAGCTGTAAGTGTATGGCTATACTTTGGCATTGAATCAAGAATTAACAATTTAGAAAACGATGTTATTTTAATATCAAAAGACATAGCACTTAATTCAGAATTTAGGATACTCTGGCCGCGTGGGCAAATGGGTGCTTTGCCAGATGACGCTATTCAAGACATAAAAATAGCTATGTTAGAGGAAGAATTAAAAATAATAAAATTAAAGTTAGAGGAG